GGCATCGGGAGGCGTCCCAACTACTATCTCCTGCTCCGGCGTAAAGTCGGAATAGACACTTCCCTTCTTCGCCCCGACCTTGAAAGTATAGGTTTCATCTTCCGTCAAGCCCGTCTTGGTATATTCCGTGGCGTCGGCGGCGGTCGTATAAATCAACGCCCCGTCCATATAGATTTCGTATCCGTCCTCGACCACCGAATTATCCTCCCAACTGATGGTGACCGATGTCGTAGACGGGCAGGTCAGGCCCATATTGGTCGGGGGCATAAGTTCGGATGTCTGGTTCGACAGCGTGTCGTAATCGCTCCAATACGCACTCGTCCCGCCCTTGGCCCGGATGGCGAAGTCGTAGTCGGTATCCTCGGAAGCAACCACAATGTTTCGGGTCGTGGCCGACCCTGACAGGCTCTCCGTATCGGTAGTCCAAGTCCCGCTGGAACTTAACTTGTAATAGACGGCGATTGCCGAATAGGTAGCGTTATTAGTCCAGGTCAGTGTGGCCGTCTTGCCTACCCAGGATACCGCAAGCCCCGACGGGGCGGCGGGCCCGGTATAGTCCTCGGCCTCGTTAGACCAAGCCGAATAATCCTCAAAAAGCACATGCCTCGCCCGGAAGTAATACAGCGTGTCCGGAGAAAGCCCCGTGATGGTAGTAGAGTTGTCGCCGGCCTCTATGTAGCAGTGGGTCGAGTATATCCCGCCGGCGGCCTTCTTCTGGATTTCAGTATGAGCGGTAGGCTCGTTTACATCCCAAGACAGGTCAATCTCGGTAGAACCGCCCGTCACCGCGTAGAGATTGGTAGGGGCCTGGAATGTTTCTCCCATCTTACCCGCCTATCCAGCCGAAGCCGGTAATGTTGTCGTCAAAGGTATAGGAATACCATTGGTTCTCTTTCCAATTGTAGACGAAGACTACCTGCCCGCTGTCGGTATCGGCAACCCAGCAGGCTTCGTTATACATCACATTGTTCATCCCCCAGACCTTGGTCAGGTCTTCCCCGCTCACCATATCAAAGAACTTCTTTTTGACCGGCCCCCCGATAGAAACCGCCGCGTCCCCGTTCAGGGCATAGAAATCGTCAATCCCCAGCCACATCAGCGTCCCCGCCGCCTTGATTATGCCGTGCGGAGAGGCCAGGCCCGCTCCGGAGTTATGGGTAGGGAACTCTATGGGGGAGGTGGGGTTACCCGTCTGGTAGCCCACATAGAACGATGTCCTCTTGAAGACAATGAGGTTCACGCCGCTCGTCCCCAGCCCCATTATCGGCTCTTCCGAGTCGATGAACTCGTTGAACCCGGCGGTAGTATCGGTGAAGTCCGTGGGCGTGCCGTTCGCCGACCACCGGAGAAGCCACGGGTTGCGGGCCGAAATGTCCGGGTCATAGACATCAGCCACCACCAGCCGGTTCGCGTAGGCCGTGCAATACCTGACCTGGTTGGCGTAGACCAGGTTCAGGTCGGTCGCATAGTCCAAGGTGCTGTCCCAATATTGGGCGGGGACAAACCCGTTCACAAAGCAAAACTTGCCCGCGACATTCGCCCACTGCCACCGCTCGCCCGAGGGGACGCTGTAAACCCGCCTAACCCGATAGGCGACCCCGGGACTGAAAGCCCCCGTCGTGCCGGTATAGGCCGCCGTGAGCGTAATTTGCGTATCAATATCAACCGAAGCCACTTCCGCCCATATCGTATTCGGCTCGGAGTGGGCCTGCTCGTCAACATCAAGGATGAACTTGTCGCCCGCGTCTATCCCGCTCGTAAGCCAACTCGTGCCGCTCCCCGTCACTACCGCCCCGACAATCGCAGAGATTGTCCCCGTGTCGTAGGAGTCGGTCAGGTAGGTATAGGTCTCGCCCGTCCCCGTCAAGAGTTGGGCTACATCGTTCTCGGTCAGAACAAGCGTATAGACCTCGCCCGTGTTTGTCCGGTATATCGGGACGGCCTGTATAATCTCCCCGCTTCCGAAGGTATTATTGAGCGTGCTGTCCCAGCGTCGGGCCACCCGCCCTTCCACCGCCCGGACATTGACGCACGGCCACTGCCCCGCGAGCGGCGTGGCGTTGAGAGGGGCCTGGTCAAGGCGGTAGCCGTGAGCCAGCGGGCGGATAGGGAACTCATTTCTCATGTGTCCACCGGCCAATAGGCAGGGTCAACCCGCCAATATTCTTCTCTGTCCCGCTCTTCCGAGTCGTGAATGCCCGCAAGGTTAGTCAACACATCTATCAACTCGCCCTTTGTCTCCTTGGCCTTGTCGTAGTCGTTCATCCAGACCAGGGCCTTGTAGGCCGCCAGCAGGACAATCGGCTCGTCCCATTCCTTGCCGATGACGGTTACATTCGTCCCGCTCAAGGTTGCCGGTATCTTCCGGTAGTATATGCGGATGGTATAGGCGTCATCCGGCGTAGGATAGAGATAAATCCGCTGGCCCGAGCGTGTCCACTCCAGGGGTTCGGCATAACCGGACGAGTCTTCCCGGTCTTCCCTACGGACATAGGAGTCCAGGGTTATCCAACTCAATTTCCGGTTGTTTGTCTCGTTAAACAATTTCAGGATATTTAGGCTATCAACGGGAACCAAGATAAACGCCGTCCCTTCGGTAGTATCCGAGGTCGTGCTGGTTTCAAGTTCGGGGATATGTATCTTTGCGGGAATCTTGAACGGCCTGGCCCCGGCACACAGGTGCCGGTAAGCCCAATTCACCCAAACGCCGTAGAAATTAGTCCCGTTCACATCTTCGGGGCCGGTATTATTCCCGCAGCGATACTTGACCATCGCTACCATATCGTTGAAACTCAAGTCACCCATTTTCGTCCATCACCGCCGCCAATATCTCGTCCTCTCGGACGACGCGGAACCTGTCCTCGTCGACGGCCTCGCCATACATCACCATCCCGACCAGATGAAGCCTGACCCCCGACCAAGTGCCGACCAACACCCTATCGCCGACGCGGTAGTCCTGGACATCCGGCCCGACCTCCGCTATCGTCCCTATCCGCGTCCGTTCGGAGTGGTCGGGCGGCAGGGCCAACTTAACCGGCTTGCCCGCCGGGCCGATGACCTCGTGCTCCTTCACCATCGGGTCGAGAATGACAAAAATCTTGTCCCGTTTCAGGCCCAATTTGCCGATACTTTTCATTTCTTCTCACCCCTCTGTTCGGTAATGTCCGGCAACGCCTCTTCCTTGAAGGTGCTTCCCCACCGGTAAAGGAAGTGCGGTCGGCAATACTTCTTGCCCTTATACTCCACCAAGTCCTCGTCAGGATAGAGAAGCCCGTGGACTTGAAGCGTCCCGTCATACTTGACAACGGCGAAGTCGTCCCCGGCCTCGCTGCCGTCCAGCGACTCGCCCGCCGTGAAAATCTCATAGTCCGACTTATTCTCGCCCGTCAGGTCTTCGAGCGTCATATAACCGGCGGCGTCCCCGCCAGCCCACGACCCGCTCATCACCTCGACCGCCGTCACTACGCCGGTATCCCCGGATTCCACGCCGGTCACCGTCTCGCCCTCTACCGGCTCGGAAGAGCCGTTCTCAAAATAGAGCAAGGCCGTGTAAAGCGGCTGGCCGCAGACGGCACACCAATCCCAGGCGGAGTTCTTGTTCCGCTTGAAATCATTGGCAGAATCCAAGCGTTTCAGCATTAATGGAAACTACGCAGCGTCAGGGCAAGTCTCGCCCGCTTGCCGAGTTTGCCGCCCTTCCCAGCGGCGGCCCGGAGTTTGCTCAACGGAATCTTCTGCCCCTTCTTGACACGCAGCTGGGCGTGCAGGGCCCCGGGCTTCTTGATGGCGTTTTGAATCCATTTTTCTGCCATGGTTCACCTCACTTGTCTTTATAGAACACGGCTGCGTTGCAGGCCGCGGTATACCCCGAGGTTGTTTCTGGGTTGTTGATACTATAGAGCTTTATTTTCGAGGCAGACGGGGTGATGGCGGTCGTCTTATAAACGGCACTCGTCCCGCTCAAGGTCGCCGTCAGGGTAATGTCGGCGGCACTATCCCATGCCCCCAACGCCTTGTTGTAAAACCGGAAGGTGAAGGTAATGTCCTTGGAACAGGAGGCGTGGTTGCCTTTGGCATAGACCGTAATAGACGCTTCCTCGGCGTGCTCAAGCGATATCTGTCGGCTCGTGAAGTTAGTCCCATCGACCGCCGTGGCGTTGATGGCCGCCGTGTAATTGCTGTCCAAAAACTTATCGGTTGAACTTATCATTCATCGTCTCCCTAAAAAGAGTGGGGAGGGGCAGGGCATATCTGCCCCATCCCCTGATATGAAAAGCGGCATATGCCACCGCTCACCTACTCATCAGGTAGTAGGATTCGTGGACAGGAACATTCCGGCGTTCGGGACCGGGCCAGCACCGTAGATGTGCGTAATAACATCAGCAATACCGGAACAACCAACAAACTGACAATTGCCTTTCAGGATGATAAAGTGCGTGTTGCTGCCCGCTACCGTGAATGCGTTCGTCAGGGATGTCCCCCAGTTCTGGCTGTAGGCGTAGAATAGGCAGTCCTGGAAAATGGTATCCCGCAGGTCAGCCGCGCTCGCGTCTACCTTGACCAGCAGCTTGTTAGCAGTGCTGGTATAGGCCCGGATGTCGCAATCGTAGAAACTATTTTTTCCACCAGAGATGATGAGTTCGTAGTTGGCCGCCGCCCTGACAATCGTGTCCAAACCAATGGTGCAATTAGCGAAAGCATTCTCCGACCCCGTGACCTTGAGGTTATAGGCCCCGGCCCGGGCCGCCGGAGTGGCGTGGCCCATACCGGCAAAGAACACATTCTTGAACAGATTGCGGTCCCCGCTCACGACTACATTGCCGGAATCCTCGTCTTTGTCAGCGCCCTGGAAGAACTGAAGGTTCTGGAACACGCAGGCCGAACCGCTAATCGTGATAACGGGGTTCAGGTCGTTGCCCGCCGTCCCGACAATCCGACATCGCTGGCCCATGCCCGGCAGGCCGCCGGACAGGCCGATTAAATGGGCATAGCTTTTCGACCAAGTAATCGAGGAAGAGGGATTGTAGGCCGTGGCCCCGCCGACAAAGAAAATGCCGTCGTTGTAGCCGTCGCGGAGCTTGGCATAAAGCGTCGCCAGATTATTGCTGGCGTCCGCCAGGCTTTCGCCGCTCCCGCCCGCCGTGCCGTGGGTCGGGTCGCACCAATACCATTTGCCGCCCGCCGAAACAATCTCCGGCAGGCCTGCCCCTATCGCCGCCCCGCCAAACTGATAAACTCCATCGGGAAAAGTAGTCATTGTTCTCCTTCCTTACCGTCCTTCTGTCTCTCGAACGGAAGGTAATCTGCGGCGGCGGGGCCCCGTTTTGTCTCTGGAACCCCGCCGCCTATTGCCATTGTTTCAGCCCTCGTCAGATATTTCCGACATACACCAGCCTCGGGTCAAAGAGGCCGTAAGAGAAGAGCTGGTCTGCGAAAACCTCGGTATCCAGCGTCCGGTCGGGCGCGTCCCGCGTGTAAATCTGCGGCTCCTGCCAAGTGATTACCACCGGGCTGAAGTCATCGCTGTTGGTGTCGCCGAGAACGAACCACGATGTGCTGGAAGAAAGCCGCCTGTCAACCACCGGCTTGAGCCCCCACTTCGTAATGACATTGGGGGTGTTGCTCATCTCGAACGGCTGGTTGGTGGCCTCCAAGAGCTTGAAAGCCTTGAACTGCATAGAAACATTCACAACCAGCTTCTGCGGCTTGATATTCATCGTGAAGCCGCGGTCGTTGGGGACAGCCGAGAAGTAGGCCAGAGCCGACTCCATAGCCGCCACCGACAGGTCAGAACCGAGATAGTTGTCGTAGGTCGTCGGCGTCTCGTCAAGACAGGTATGCGAGTTGCTCGCCAGAGCCAGAGCATCGAAGCCCGCCCCGTAGGTCGTGGAAGTGGCGTTGTTGTAAATCTTGTGGACTTCAATGTCCTTGCCCTCGTCCATGACCTTGCGAAGGTTCTTGGTAAACCTGCTCACGGCGTCAATCCTGTTGAACATCTTCATCTCTTTGGTAATGCGGAAGCCCAGCGTGTATTTCACGGGATTGAGCGTTTTGGCAGAACCGTATTTAGGCGAGTCGATGTAGTAATTCCCGCCTTCAGGAGTCTGAACCATCGCGCCGAGGCCGGCCAGCCTCATCTCTTTGTAGTCGTAATCCTCACCGTTGATAAGCCTAAAAACCTGCTTGTGGTCAACCAGCGAGTCCCCCGCCGTCGAGTCGAAGATAACCTTGACCAAACGGCGTAGGGTTTCCGGATAACCCCAAGTTGTCATCAAAGGAACACCAAGTGTAGCCATCTGTTATTCTCCTATCACCCGCCTATGGCATCGCAGGAAGTATAAACAAACCGACCAAAAACCCTGCCGCCAGAGGATGTCTTCGGCCCATCCCTTGGGTCGAGCCGGTCTATCACAAACGCCGGAGTAGTCGTGCTGCCCGTATTGACGCCCATAGAACCGGATGTCAAGTCCAAGGCATAAGCCGTGCCCTTGTTGCTCTCGGCAGTGGCGTCGGTCGCCTGCGCCAGAAACACCGTATCGGGGAAAATTACCTGAATAGGAATAGATGTGCCGGTAGTGCCGGAAGCGTCCTGCAACGCCACGCCCCAAACATCATCATCGCTGGTCGCAATGGCAACCGAACCGCTGGACAGGATGACGAGGTCTCCGGCCTTGAACGACTGCGAAGCCGCCTCGGGGTAAGACTTTACCTGGTATGTCCCTTCACCAGCCCAAACAAATCCAATTGTCGCCAATTTTTACCTCTCGTAAAATTATCTTTACGAAGAGGCTTCTCAAAGTTTGGCGTCGGCTTTCTCCGTCTCAACCTCGTAGGCCTTTATCATCTCGTCCGCCGCCTTGTCGTATCTCTTCTGGTCGGCCTGGACCTTTTCCACCCAGACGCTTATGGGAATCTTCATCAGGACGACATCCTGAAAGACATAATTCCCGGATGCGTTAGGCGTAAGCCCCTCCGGCCAAAAGTCCTCGTCTTCCCAATTGACGAAGGTCGCCTGATGTTGGCTTTTCCATTCGGCAACGGAAGCGAAGTCCTCGCGCGAATCCCACCTGACCCACGCCAGCCGATATCTCGGCATAGTCTTGGGGTCGGTATAGTCGGACGAAACTACATAGACCTTCTTGTCGAAGGCGTAGATGCCAAGACGGGGGTTGGACTTCTCCTTGTTCCACTTCGACCTTTTCAGGTCGATTACCTTGATTTTCGACAATAACATTTACTTCCCCCTCTCTTCCTCGGCCTTGGCTTTGAGATATGCCTCTTCTGGAACTCTCGCCTTCCGCAAAATCCACCTCTCCTCGTCGGAAAGAGTAGCCTGCGGTTGTGATGGGGCTTTTGGTCCCGGCCGCTCGCCAGCCGTCATCTGCGTCGCCTGAATAGATGGCTTGACATACTTGCTCAAATCCCACTCGCCCTGTGTCAGGCGGTAGGCTCCGGCAAACGCCTTCCACACATCAGGATTACCCAACGCGTCGGCTTGCAGCGTCTTGGCCCGATAGGCTTCCAACACTGCCGTCGCAACCTGCTGCTCTATGCCGGAGAACAGGTCGGGACTGTCCTTCACGGCCCTCGACAGTCCCTCGTTGAAGTTTTTCCGGGCCGTCTGTTCGGCTTCCGTCATCCGACGGTTCTCATCCTCCCGGCGTTGCTCAGCGAGTTTGGCGTCTAACGCCGCCAGCGTCACCTTCGCGATATACTGCCCGGGACTTGCGTAGAACTCCTCGTCCGGCGGGATTTCGATAGACGGCTCGTCTTCAGCGACCGGCGAAGTCTCTTGCGGGACCCCACCTTCCGCGAGCGTCCTGTAGTAGGCCGCGGTGTGCTCCGTCCTCGCCAATCTCTCTTTGAGTTCGTTGAGCGTGCGCTTGACCTCTTCCAGGTGCGTCGCGAGTTCCTCCGGCTTGGGCCCACCACTTCCCTCAACCGGAGGGGCTTGACCTTCGGCCTTTCCCGCAGGCGTTTCCAAGCCGGGTGATATGGCTTTCGGCTCTTCCAGGCCCGCAGTCTGTCCTGGGTCGGGCATAATGTTACTCCTCCTGTTTTATTTCTTCCCCCTGGCCCTCGGTTTCGGCGATGGCCCGGAGAAGATTCATCGCGTAATCTATGGCTTGTATCTTGCCCTGGCTCCGCCTGACATCATCATCCTCAACGATGGCCTTCAACAGGCGTTGCTTGGCAATGTTAAGCTGGTTGATATATTCACGCCAGAGATGGGTAGACTCGATTATCCCAAGTTCCCGGATATAGGTCGCCTTGTCACTCAAGCATCACCCCTCCCGGCGGTGTCATCGGGGCGCCAGCCGCTTCCGGTATCTCGGCATTGGCGGGGGTCATTCCGCCTGGTTGCGCGCCAGCCGGGGCCGGCGGCTGAACCGTATCCGCCGAAAGCGCCAGCGCCTTATCAACATCCATCACTTCGTTCAGGTCGAGCGTCAGCTCGTCAGCCTGGCTTTCGTCAAAGTTCTCCAGAATGTTCCGTATCAGCTTCGCCCCAATGGAACTGATTTCAAGCAGGACTTTCTTGAACTCCGACGGCACCTGCGGCGAGGCCAACTGTCCCGCCATCGCCGTCAGTCCGGTCATGTAGTTCCGCAGAAGCTCGTATTTGGCCAGGCTCATCTCCCGCCGGATTTCCATGTTCATCAGTTCCGTGCTGACATCGAGTTTGAGGCTGAGCGTTCCCCGGATGTCGCCCGTGGGCATGTCCACCGTCACTTCCCGGCCCGACTCGTCGTAGTAGGTGTAAGACGGCGAGTATTGGGCGAAACATTCAAGCAACTTATAGCCGAGTTCCTCCAGCCCATACCGGACGGACTCGGTGATTATCTTGAACTTCTTATTGGCCTCCTCGAGGTTCGCGAATGTTTCCTTGGCCACGGGCCGCTCGGCGGTCGAAAGCCCCAGGACATTCGGGGTTATCCCGACCGCCCGGTCGGCATATCCGGCCAGCAGGTTCTCTTCCTCGGTGAGGCTGTGATAGACATCGGGGAACTGAACGACCCGCATCACGCCTTCGAGGTCCGGGTCTGTCACCTGCCAGGTCTTGCCCGGGGCGAGTTTGAAGTTATCGAGCCCACTCCCCGTCCGTATCAGGGTAATCGGCAGGTTGATTTGGGCGAGCCGGTCCAGCCGGAGGTTGTGCAGGGCGTCGATTTCGTCCTGCAGGTTTTCCAGGATTTCGGCTACGCCTTCCCCGTCGAACGAGAAGTCCGAGCGTATGCCCCGCAGGGCCGCGAGCGGCCTCCTGGAATAGAACAGCGGGTTATAGACGGCGTTGATGATAGTGCGGGAAGGCCGGTGGAAGATGACGATGAGCTCGTCCTCGTCCCCGTCGCCGTCGATGTCGTAGCGGAGGTAGAGTTCCCAGAACTCATACGGCTCCGCCCCTTTCGCGGGAGCGAGGGCGATGCCTCGGGAGGCGGCGTTATCCTTCTCCGCCTCGCTGAACTCGGACGGCGAGATGTTCTTGACCCGCTCGGGATACACCCCCATCTTCACCCGGGCGTCTATCTCCGAGCGGGTGAGATAGAACCTGAACCCGCAGAAGCGGGCCTCGTCTATGTCGAGGGCGTCGGGCGAGATGACGAAGTTTTCCCTGTCTAACGGATAGACATTCGGCCCCCTGTAGCTCAAGACGGTCTCTTTGACGATAGGCGTCGGGGTGTCGGCGACCTTGTATTTCTTCACCGAATCGGAACGGAGTTCCTCTTTTGTCGGGTAGCGGTAGACGCCCGCGGTCTTCGTCTCGTAAACGACCTTCATCACGCCCGTGCCGGTCTTGACAGCCTGCAGGACGGGC